ACATCTGATAGAATTACCGAATGGCCTAAAGCCGCATGGTTAAGCCTAATTCCTCGATAGCTCAGTCGGTAGAGCGCCGGACTGTTAATCCGTAGGTCCCTGGTTCGAGCCCAGGTCGGGGAGCCAAAGAAACAAAGACTTAGGCCCACTTCGGTGGGCCTTTTTCTTTGGTTTATTAGACACCATCTTAGACATGTCTAAGATGCCCACTCAAATGGGACTGCTCTAATGTGCTCAGCCATCGAATATCTCGGCAAGCGTTACTACTTCAAAGACGAAGCAGCCACCCTCCCCGTCTTGCTGACATCAGGTCTGGTCGAAATGGTCCAGTGGGGCCAAAACTTCGCTGACAAAGAACCTATATTCCCCCGAGGCGCATGCGCCAGGCTGGACTCAGTGCACAAAGGGAAATGGGATAGGTACTGGCCGCGCCCGGTGAAGATCGAGGCAGACAAGTTCATGGAACGTGACAGCAAGCGCCGGGAGCATTGGTTTCCGGTACCCCATGGCGGCCACATTCAGGGATTATTGGCCTCCCACTTCGAAGATGGCGGAATACTCAAGGCCCAGGCCGTTTTCGTGGTCACCGTTCCATCGCCGGAAGGCTTTGAGGTCATCCATGACCGGTGGCCGCGCATTGTTGAGTAACTAGCCTATTGGCTGGCCGCCGTGCCAGCCTTTTTCATTTCATTGGCCCACTGCTGCCACTGGAGGATGACTATGGCGTCGGCTGCTCCGTCTGCTGGTGAGCATCCATTTCCTCCAGTACTTCCTTCGGAATCAGGTGCATCTGCCGTGGAGGCCGCATTAGCGATTCCGGTGGATCCGGGAAGTCCACCCGCACCTCCCGACTGGCGCACCCCCCAATAAGTATCACTGCGAGCAATAAACCGATTCGTTTCATGGTTAATCTCCTGGGTTTTAATGGTCCTGGCGGCCTTCACGCGGGCAATAACCACCTGATCTTTGCTGGTCTGCGCCTCCCAACGGGCAAGTTCATATCTAGCCCCAAGGACGGTACCGGTTGCGATGCCGGCGAGAATCAGCAGGCCGATAACGGCCCAGCGGGTAATGAAGTCAGGCATGGGAAACCCTCCGCAGTGCGCGCATCCGGTAAGCCCGGCGGCGCTTGATGGTGGACGGCCACGGGGCCAGTGGATTGAGCCGAAGGGCTGCGACATGGGTACGCAAGAGGCCGGACCTCATGGCCATACCCTTCCGCGCCACTGGTCATAGAGGTGAGATCCGAAGTCGCTGGCAACGTCTTCTTCACCTGGGCCGAATTTGAACGCATGACCATCCCACCAGCGGGCCACTTCGAGGCCCCATTTGCGGTAACGGTCTGACCAGTAGCGGCATTCGTACCAACCGACATGCACCGGACTGATGTCGCGAGGAAACCAGTCGGTGCGGTTGGAAAGATCACGATCCAGGCGCGGAACATCATTGGGAAGGTGGAGACTCATGCCAGCGCACCCCCAGCCTGCAGGTAGACCAACTGCAGATCGGACAGCTTGTTTTCATGCTGGCCGTACCCTGCCCCTGGCAAGCTGGCCCAGATATTGGCGCAGCGGTTGATGGCCCCGGCCAGGTTTCCGTCGAGGATCAACGGGAGCGCCCGGGTTTCCCGCAGCTGCTGGATGGCGATCAGGTCTTGAGACAGTGGGGAAAAGTCCGGCAGGTGCAGTTTTGCCTTGTAGGCGTCGTAGTACTTGGAAAGCAACTGGTACCGGCCGGCAGCGGTGCTCTTGATGCCGAGGCGCCCCAATGCCACAAGCACACGGGGATGGTCGCCGTAGCCTTTGAAAAGCTCGCCGCCCACGATGACGTTGTATCCATCGTCACTGGTTGCCAGCAACTTTGGACCAATCTCGCTGTGGGCGATCATGTCGAGGAAAGCCACCACGTTCTGGCTTCCGGCGGTATTGGCATCAATTCTGGCCATCACATTCCCCTCTCTTTACGGGACACTGCCCTGGCTTGATAAATCGATCAGGGACGCCCTTGTCCCAATGCTTGGCGGTCACCACCTGGACCAGCGTTACCGCTGCCAGCAGGGCCGAAGTAAAGCCGCTGGGGCGGAACTGCCATACCAATGGCGCGGCCATGCCGGCGCAGGCCACCACGCCCAGCAGGAAGAAAGAAAAGCGCACATCGGTTCGGACCTTCTCGCAGCTACGAACAGCCCGGCAGAACACGGAATAAAAAAGAGCTGCACAGAGCAGCTCATGGATGATGAACAGGCAGACTGGGTTACTCATTGCGGCCACTCTCGATCTTCTTGCCAACCACCGCCCCAAGGGCAGCGCCGATGGCATCAAACACCGGTCGCCAGCCATTGCCCAGGGCACCAATCAGCAGAGCCACCGGCGCCAACGACTCATTGACGGGGATGCTCCAGAACCGCTCCATCATCTGGGCCAGAAATACCGTCAGCAAAATCGCCGTGAGGGTGCAGCGCAGGAGCAGCTTGGCCCCAGCTACACGGGTTTCTGTGGTCTGGGCAGACAGCGGCCACAGCGCACCAGCCAGAGAGGCGAAAGCGATCAGGGCATAGGGCCCGGCCCAGGGCCCGAGGAAAGCCACGAAAAGCACCGTCAGGCTGATGCCGCCGGTGGTGGTTGGTTCTGCCATGCTGTTTCCCCCTTCTGCCTCTACAGGTCTGCTGTGTTGATGAAATCCACCACCGGCTGCTCATGCCGGTTTGCCTCGCGGCAGTGCCCCTCCTCCACCAAGTCAGTAAAGTCCATGATGAAAACAGGCCACCAGTGGCCTCCCTCTCTGAAGGCGCGGAATGTGTGGCTGGATAGCGACTCCCGGGCATAGCCACCAAAGAAGGTGGCATTGACCAGTTGGTCTTGGGCGCGAAAGCACTCTTTCAACTGGTCCACCGGCAGGACCAGCATGGCGAAGGCCACCAGCAGCCAGAAGGTCCAGGCTGGCAGGTAATGCACGGCAGCCCACAGTGGCAGGGTGAAAACGAGGATGAAAAAAAGGCCAGCGATGCGCTGGCCCAGGTGGTATTCCTCAATCAAACACATCTTCATATCCGACTCCGGCGTAGTTCTGCAATTTGATTGTCGTAATCCACTAACCGAGCGAAACCGGGGGAATAGATAGGATCACCTTCAGCTACCAGACGCGCTTTTACAGCCAAAAATTCTGCGCTACCAATGGACATTTGTTCATCGGTGAATCCCAGCGTCTTCCCAGCTTTTTGCACCAAGTCGATGATCTTCGTTTCTCGATCAAGACGAGCCAGCGGGTAGCCTCCTTCAAGGGTGACAATCTTGGCATCTATTCCAGCATTCCATTTCAGCGGATCGATCACCCAATCATTTCCATCCCAGACGTACCGATCATCAGGCCGCGGACGCACCTCCTGATCAAGACTGCTGATGCGGTCGCCTTCGTAATAGCCAATTCCGGCACTGATAAAAGATCCCATATTCACCACCCCCTTGAGCAGACGAGCTTCCACTTCCAATTAGCGGAAGTGAGGTTTGTAGTTGCACCAGTTGATGCATTCGGTGCCGCGAATGGAGTACCACCGTTGCCACCGATGACAGACACAGTTTTAGTTGTCACCGGAATCGAATTCATCTGCACAGCCCCGGATGGATTACATGTCGGCTTAATGATGTCTCCGACGCTGTATCCAGCGTCAGTACTGGTGCACTCAGCCCACATTTCAGCGAATCTTGGGACTACCCCTAGATTGTGGTTTTTGCTAGTACGACCCGCAGCGGGAAGTGTCGACGTGTATCCGCTGTCATAACTACCAAGTAGGGCATACCAGGTGATTGCCGTTACGACATTGCCAGCCACCATAACTTCGCCAACAGCAACTCGGTAGGCTTGCGGCGCAGCAGAGCCATTCCCCAGGTAACACTTACCTTCCTGCCAATTAACCGTCAGCAGGCCATTCGTATTCGCAGGAGTTCCGCCTTGTTGGCAGACCTGTTGAACCATCGAGCTTGCCGTAGAGACAACACCAGCGCTGGTGATGTCGAGAAATAAGTACATTGTTCCGTTGGTAGTTAGACCGGTCCAGCTCGGGTTGGTGATGCTGCCCGTGTAGTTGGAATCAGCCCCGGCATAACATGTCGCCTTCAGCGTTCCACTGGCTGTCACAGTTGAAGAACCAGTGCTACCACCAAACGCAGATAATCCGCTGGAATCTACGGGACCAGACAGCACGGTTTGGCGAATAGGTGGATTCGTCGAAGATTGCGTCGGCGGCAAAGGATCAAGAATCACCACATCTGTTCCGTCAAAGAAGATGTCTGTGGAGAATCCCGCCGTAATCACCGGAGCAACCTTGTTTCCGCCGCTGTCGTACTGCTTCAGGTTCTTGGTTCCCTGGCCGGAAATATTGATGGTGTCGCTGCCATTGCCCGCCGCATGGAACTTGACGTGGTAGCGCATCGGACCGGAATAGGCAGTGATAGCCGGAACAGGCGTGAGCGTGAAGGCACCAGAAGTGCCGCCGGTGGTGAAGGCGGTGTAGGCCTGGCCGACTAGCTCACTAATCAGGTCGGCATCGGCATGGCACTTCCGCAACCATGCGGTATTAGCAGTGTTCCGCTTCCGCAACCATGGGCCGCCACTGGCATCAATCGTGGTACCGGTATCGATCCACCATTGACCAGGATATGTAGGATTAGGCGGGGTAGCCCCAAGGAAATTTGACGCCAACGTAGCATTCGCTAGGTTCTGATCCTGGGCCATTTGTAGGCCACTCACCGTCCCTGTGGTAGGTAGGACAATACTGTCTTGAGACATGGTTAATACCCCTGAGCTTGGAGATTGATGGCACGGACAACGCCGACACCACCGTTAAGGATTTGCACGTTGCAGCCGGTCTTGCTGATGCTTGAAACAACGACATCGTCGCCAGCTACTGCGTTGAGGATGGTCACTTGAATGGCTGGATTTCCCCCAGCACCTGGGCCACCGTTGAACGGCGCACTGAAGGTGACCGATTGCCCCACCGAAGCGACGGTGATGCTGTAACTATCGAGGCGGTCAGGAACGTCCACTGAGAAAACCAGATCGGACAACACAGCCGTCACTTGGCCGTCTGAAGTTGACAGCAGTACCCGTGCTTTGAAATAGCGGGCGTTGTAGGTCCCGGGCAGGAAGTTCTGCCATGCACCGAAAATGCCGTCATTGCCGGCAATGGCTATCTGAGGCTGAACATTGATCTTGGCGGCAAGAGCAGACCCGAACAGGTCCGTGATACCAAGAAAGTCGTTGGCGTTGAGGACGTTATCGAGGATGGACTGGCCCCGAGCGGTATAGCTAATCGCCACCATGCACGGGGCGACACGGCCAACATCCACCACATGCCCGGCCGGCAAGGTATAGCTGCCACTGGCGGCAACACCGCCATACCAAAGCACATTCAGATTGTTGAGGAAGTCTGGGTCGGTGAGGATGTTGCCGGCAGCGCCAAGCATGACCTCACCGCCGTTGATGATGGTGTTCGCCCCGAGGGTGCCTGCCCAACCCAGCCCGGCCTCGTCGAAAGTGGCTATGACGTTGCTTTCCAACGCCGCGCCGGTGATGATGACCTCCGTCGGTGCTAGGGAATAGACGTTGAGGCTGCCTGAAAACAGGTAGTGAGCGGCGATCCAGTAATTGCCATTGCCGACAGCGGTAAAGCTGGTCTGGGATGTTCTGCCCAGCACCTTGGCGGAATCCCAAGTGTCGCCCTTGCGGATTTCGTAATCGACATTCGGCTGGCGGAAGTCTGAAACCGCATCCCAGTTGATTTCCATGAGACCGGCCACATACCGCGTCACCGGGTTGAGGACGTTTGGCAGCGGAGACTGCAGGGCATAACCGCTGATCTTGTAGGTTACCGGCTGGACGTCTTGCAGCTCCTGATGGCCAGAACCATAGACATTGAAAGACAGCAGCTTGAGCGACAGGTTCGTCCCGATCCGGTCCACCGTGAAGGGGAAACGCAGGAAGGCCGGTGAATCCACCCGGGCGAACTGTGCGCCGGCCTGATGGTGGCCGATGGTGCTGTTGTAGGCTCCACGGCGCAGGTAACCGAGGGCGTATTTATTGGCGCTGACAAGGCTTGCCGTCTGGTAGCTGATCAATTCACCATCGACATAGCAGAGGGTATTGAACGAGTCTGCGTCCGTCTTTGTGCCACCGGTCATGGTCCCACGGCTGATCGAAAGATCAACCGACAAGGTGTTTCCGGTATCCGGGTCGGCGGTGGCAGGAAGATCGGCAGTCAAAATACCCTGGCGGACGGGATTGCTCAGTCGGCCAATCCACTTGTAGGCATCACCGTCGGTTGATGCCCATACGTCAGCTCCACCCCACAGCGGGCCACCGCTGGCGCCAATCCACACTTCAAGGCCAGCGCCAGCGGTCAAAACGTCCGGAGCCTCGAACACGATTGGCGCATTCCCATTACCTGGGGTCGCGTTGTAGTTCGGTGTGTAGCCGCCAGGGGCCTGGGATGGGTAGGCAACATGAGATGACACGCCGCCGAGATAGTCCTCGGCCTCGATGCTCATGTTCCCGTCTTCGTCCTCTTCGACCACGGTAATGCGGACGGGAACGCGATCTAACCCATCGCCACTGCCCTCAGTCAGTGTGACAATGTCCATCGGCTCCAGGCCGGCGTAGCGCCAGCCGAGTTTGAACCGGTAAGTGTTACGGATGTACAGGGCCCGCTGCAGGATCAACTGGGCAACAGCGTAGGCAACGTCCTGATCGCAGATTTCGTGCAGCTCAACGGGCTGCATGGGGCGCAGGCCGAAAAGCTCGATGGCGGCCTGATCCTTGGCCTCGGCAATGTCCTCGTTGTACTGGTTGTCCCGGTTGTAGTACTTGACCTGCACCTGGTTGAAGGCGTCGGCCGGGTTTCCGCGAGAAACGACGACAGGATCATCCTCGCCAGCATCCAGAAAGTCGTCATCGCTCAGCTCGAACTCTGGCGTGGTGTTCGGCGTGAATGTCACCCCGTTACCGGTCACCTGAACGTCACCGTAGGGCAGAACCTTCAGAATCCCCTCGGAGTACAGCAAGGCGGAATTGGCGATTTTCGCCAGTCGGGTCAGGTGTTCGCTGGCCTGCTGTTGCTCAATGTAGGCAGGGCTGACGAAAATACCCGAGGCAACGCAGTAGTTTGATAGTTGTGTCAGGCTGCCAATCTGGCTGGCAGGAAAACCAACGCCATGGACCGGGTGGCTGAGATAGTCAGGGATGATGTCGGCAATGTTGGCATCGAGGATGGAACTCGAAAACGGCAGCAAGGCCTGGACTTCGAAGGTGTGGTTCGGCATCTGGGCATTGCTGCCCAGGTCATAAGTGCCGCTGGCTACATAGGCAACCCGGCGATAGCCAAGAGCCTGGTCGGGGTGAGTCGTCTGGACGTAGCTGAATGGGGTCTGGCTGACAGAACCGGGGAATACCGACAAGCCCAAGCCAGCAATGGTGTATTGGCTTTTATCTGCCCAAACGCGGTCAATCCCGCCAATTTGCCCCTCGCAGAGGAACATGATGGCCGCAGCGGTGTAGGTGTAGTCGGTCTGGCTGGTTGTGCCGCCTCCACCACCCTTCCCGCCTCCACCGTTGTCTTGGGTCGTGGTGTGCGGAATCGCTGTGAAATCGTTGTACCAGCCGAGATTGCCGGCAATACGGGTCCAGCCATAGACCAGGGGGATGCAACGGCCAAAGGCCGAGGTCTGGATGCGAACCGACGATACTACCGGAGCGCTGATGCTGACATCCTGCCCACCACCGAAGAGGCCACCCATTACTCAATCCCCCGCAGGCGATAGAAGCCGGCCAGCCGGTCCCGCAAGGGGGAAACAGTCAGGTCGGTAATGGTGACCATCCGCTCATCGCGCCAGGCATGAATGATGGTCAGGCCAGCGGTATCGGTCACGATAGACCCATGGGCGGCATGGCGGCCATACTGGAACATGGCCACATCGCCCGGCAATGGGGATTCCACAGGGTCTGCATATTGAAGAAGCAGCTCCAGAAACCGAGGCTTTTGCCGGTGAAGGTGCCAGTCCGGGGGGTAATGGTCTGGGGTGAAGTCAGGAATTAGCCCCACCGCTGCATAAACAGCGATCAGGAACTGAGCGCAATCCACCCCAGCCCCTTTGACTCGCGCCTCATGGTGCCAGGGCGTCCGCAGCCATGTCATGGCCTCGGCGATGATCTTGTCTCTGGTCACAGCACGGACTCCGGCGCCGGAATGAAGGGGAAGCCACGGAAATTGGCGATATTGGAAAACTTCGGGCAGCCATTGGCATCAGCACTGCTCCGGTTGCACCCCGGATAGGCGATGAAGGTATCTCCGTCTGCTGGTGCGGTGACCAATGGCAGGGCCAAGGTAAGGACGCCGGACTTTTGCTGCTTGATAGAGCGAGTCACACCAGCATTGGTGCCGCTGGTGAACGTAATCGTGCCCAGGTCAAAGTACCCGCTGGCCTGTGACAACGAGGTTGCCAACTGGCTTGCAGAGCTGCCAACTTGTATGACCCCGCCCACCGCAAAAGCCGCCTTACTGACACCGCAAGCCGTGTCGAACAGAGTATTCACGCACCCAGGCTGGTACATGTTTCGCGGCATCTGGACGTTCAGCACATCAAGCCGTGAATTGACACGCACCTTGGCCGATGTCCGCCCAACCTCAAGATCGGCAACCCGGCCTGAGAACTCAATCAAGGTGCCCATTTGCGGGCTTCCGAAGTCAGGCGTAAAGAGCCGTTCCAGTTTCAGATCGGCACCATCAAGGGCCCCTGAACGGATAGACCGGAGCCATGGGGTACCGTTGAGCAGATGCTGTGGCTGTGCCTCAATGGTCAGGTCCAGGGTATCGACCTCAACCCCAATCACCGTGCGCAACCGGCTCCGGTGAATCTGAATTCCGTCTCCTTCGAAGAAATTGCCGCCAACGGTCAATCCGCCTTCAGCCGATGTGTAGCGGGCCACAAACCCGCCAACCAGCGTGAAGGTGTAAAGGTCGGCCATGGCGTATTCGTTGTTGGCCTGCAGGTAGGCGTAAAGGTCGAATCCGCCGTAGTTCGTCGGGTTTTTCATATCAGACCTTGTTCTTCGGTGATCCCTTGAAGGACAGCTTCTTCAGCTCCCACAGCCCCTGCAGCATCTTGGTGAAGTCAGCTTCGTCATACAGAAACCGGCAGCGGTAATAGAACGTCCCGGTCCAAGTCAGTACATGACCAGCAGCCGGGGCTGCCGTGAATGACACCTTCCCCGTACTGTTGATGGTGTAGGCCGCCGTCACTGATCCAGCATCCTTGATAGCCGTGATCGTGTTCACGTTCTGGACGGGCTCGGCAAAGGTGTTACTGCCTGAGCCATAGGCCCGGGTTAGCTGGAAGTCTTTGGTTACGCCATCACCAATACCGAACTGCATGTCGGTGACAGCGCAATCGTCAGGGTCGGCGTAAAGGAAGGAGTCAAACGAGCCATTCCTCGCCAGAAAGAACCCGTAAAGCGACTTCAACTCAGGAATCGCCGCACTATCCCTCAACACCTCAATGGGCAACTCAAAGGTATAGGTTGGGTACTGCTGGAATTTCCCGCGAAGCTCATTGCCGGACACGGATGGCTGAATCTTGGTGCTGAACACCGGCTTGCGGACATAGCCCCACGCCTGCCCGGGCAGGGCAGGTAAAACAGCGTTGCCCATGACTAGCCCTTCGTTGTGGTGAAGTTACGGGCCAACTGCCGCAGGCCAGGCGCCATGGCATGGCTGTTCTTCTTCAAGTAGCTGCGCACATCGGCCGCATCGAGTGCCTTGATGTGGAAATGCACGTCACCACCACCCGAACCGCCGCCCTCGGCCATGTCGCGGATCGTGTCGGCATACTTGGCGGGGAGCACCATTTCTTTCTGGTGGAGCTGGGTTACTGGGTTGACGCCGGCGGGAATGTCGAAGCCACCACTGGCTGACAATAGAGACTTTGCCCCCATCACCATTGCCATTGTTGCTGCGAAAGCGCCAGCAGCCAGCCCAGGACCAACAACAGGGATTGCGGCCTGTGAAGCAGCAGCACCTGCTGCGGCCTCCCCTGCGTCCGCAGCAATAACAGCGCCAGCCTCACCTACTTTTGCACCAACTACCGCAGTTGACGCTGCTGCCTGCCCCGTTACCTGCGCACCAAACAATGCTTGATACAGTGCCGTTTCCCGAACAACGCGAACTGCCATTTGAGCCAGCGGCTTTGAAACCATTTCTTGGACGAAAGTACCGAATACAGATTGCCATATTCCATTGAGCGCCTGCCTCAAGGTGTTGGCCTTGGCGATCATCCCGGTAATTGCGGTAGCGAAGGATTGCTCCATGCTGTTGAAAACAGCCATTTCTGGAGTTGCTTTTTCTAGCTTGAGCTTGTTCCCAAGCTGTTGCTTTTCCAGTTGGTGCTTACGTTCGATAGCCAGAATCTCGTCCTTGAGTTTCTGATATTCCACCGGATTCATATTTGGGTCTTTTTGCAGCAACAGCATCCGATCATCCAGCGCCTGCTTGTTGATCTGGTAACGCTCTTCCTCAAACTGCTGCTCTAACTGGATGTACTCATCCTTGGTGATTTGCTTGGTATCCAAGGCAAACTGTGCGGCCATCTGTTCGGCGGCCACACCATCCAAGGCCATGGCCTTGGCGGCATCAAGCTCTTCCTGTTTGATTGCCCTGCCCTCAGCAGCCTCTTTCTTGATGATCTGGAGTCGCAGTTCAGCCGACTTTTTCATCAGGGCGCCGTACTCTTTGTCACTACGGCTGACCGTGGCCAGCTTTTCATCCCAATACTTCTTCTCGTCTCGCAGGCTCATTTCGTAGCCGTCGTGAGCCTCGATGAACGCTGCCTTCTGGGCAGCTAATTCGGCTTCCCATTCCGCCATACGGGACTTTTCCTTGGGGGCAGGCGACCCTTTACCGTCACCACCCTCCCCTGAACCGCGCTGGGTAATTTCGGTGGGCTTCTTACCGCCAAACCCTTGGGCCCAGACATCGAAAATCTTGTCCCGATTGGTTTCTGCGTCTTTGACGAGCTTGTCGGCCCACCGGTCGCCAATCTCGCTGATCTGGGCCATGCCGTTATCCCAGGCTGCCTTTGCGCCGGTAAAGTCGAAGGCCAGGGCTTTGGTCGCCACATCGGCAAGCGTCAGCAACAACACCGTCATTTGCTGAACAGCTGCCTTGATGGTCTCCCAGACGATCTGCACCACTTCCTTGAGCCCATAGAAGGCAGAAGTCAGCACGGCCATAGCGCCCTTCATGACCGACACCGCTTCCGGGCCATAACTGGAGAGCCATTCGCCCAGGTCGGTGAGGATGGGCAGAAGGAAATCACCGGCCACTTTGGTCACCGCCCGGAACATGTCTTCCAGTTCGTTCATGGCGGCGCGGTAGCGTGCTGTGGCCTCGACGTTTTCTTTGCCGACCATGAGGCCAAGCTCATCGGCCTTTTTGCGGGATTCCTCCATCAGCTCGGTATTGAGCTTGAGCAAGGGCGCCACCTCACCCCAGGCCTTGCCGTAAATTTTCTGGCCTTCGACGTTTCGGTCAGTACCCTCTCGGAACTTCAGCAGGGCCTGATTCACGTCCAGCATCACGTCAAGGCTGTTGCGGTAGTGGCCATCCTGCTCGCGGGTCTGGACACCCAGGGCCTTGAAGGACTCTTCGTTTTCCGATAGCCCCTTGGTAATTTTGGCCGTGGCAGCCTTGACCTGGTCGCTGCTTGCGTAGATGTCGCCCAAGGCGATGTTGAGCACGCTGGCTTCGGACGCCGTGATACCGAGTGTCTTGGCTAGGCCGTTGGCTTCCTTGGTCCAATTGACCGTTTCCTGTACTGCTTCCTTGAAGGCGTGACCGCCAGCCAGAGCAGCGGTGAACAGCATGAACACCTTCTGGACCTTCTCAAAGGCGGCATTGACCGGCTCGATGGCCTCCTTCATCAGGTTGGCCGATTCCTGCACCTTCTTAGCGGACTCGGACAGAACGGCGGCGAGCCCAGTATCTTCAGCGCCGATACTGAGTTCTACGTCTTTATCTGACATGAATTACTCCGAATCAGAAGGTGCAGGAGCCGCGCCAGGGAAAGCGCCAAGGAACGAAACGATGTCCTCGGCATTTCCCTTGCTAGCTGTTTTTGGCTTGATGCCCAGGTAGGCGGCTACCATGAAATGAAGTGGCGGGTGGTCATCCCAGTACCGGTTCATGGCTTCGAGACGGGGAAGATCCCAATCTTCACGAACTTGCTGCCAAGTATGTCCAGTACAGGCGATCAGGTGGGCGTAGACGCTGGCGAAGTCGAACCCGCCGTCTCCGGCTTCGCTGCGGGCTCCCCCGATTCCAGTTCCTGACGGCGCAGGCCGGACACGTCCATAACAGCCAACATCACGTCCTGCATGTTTTCCAGGCCGATCAGTTCGCGCACTTCCTCGCGCGTGGTTTCCGGGTAGTTACGCTTGAGGGAGGCTGTCAGAGCATCAATGGCCGTGGCTACCGATGCCTTGTCACCGACGCCCTTATAGGCAGAAAGGCGGTCCTGCATGTCCTCAACAGCCCCCAGGGACAAGGGCGGAACAATCAATTCCTTGCCCCCCAGAGTTAGCTTGATTCCAGGCACTTTGGTGGTCATGGATTACTCCGTGGTGCCGTAGGTCAGAACGTTGCCGGAGCCATCAGCAAATGCCTCAAAGTCGAACTCGGGCATAGTGAAGTCGTCCAGCTTGGTCGGCAGACTCAACTTGGTGCTGATGCAGTTGTTCAAAGTAATGATCAACTGCTTGCCCTGGTAGGGCATGAACAGATCGACGCGGAAGGTGGGGGCATAACCCATGGGGAGGTTCTGCACTGTGCTCTTCTTGGCCGACGTGCTGGTGGCGGTGTATTGGTAGCTGATGAACACCGTCTTACCGGTATCGGCAGCAGCGAAGGTATAGATACCGGCGGAAACGCTGTATTGACCTGCTGTCGGTGCGCTGGACACACGAGTCATGGGCAGGCCGTTGCTGTCGCGCACGCCCAGGTCCTGGGACCATGTGCCGCTGCTGGGCGGCGTGGGGGTGATGGTGAAGGGCGTGGCCGGGATCACAGAACCCGTGGTGTCGTAGACATCACCCACGATGCCGGCAGCAATGGTCTGGCCGAAGAAGATGGAATTGAACAGGTTGCCCTTGATGTCGGCCGCCTTGGCCTTGCCGCTCACCTTACCCTTACCCCGACCAATGGCCAGGGGGAACTGGTTGGAGCCATGCAGCGTCTTGGTGTCGAAACTGATGTCCAGGGACACTTCCTGAAGCGCGCCGAACAGGATGGGAGAGGGATTGGCGATGGCGGCCCCTGTGGCGTCAGTCAAAGGGGTGCCCCAGAGCACGCCGGCTCCGAACAATGCTTGCATGATTTTTTCCTTCCTGGGTTATGCGGCTTTGGTGAGGTCTGCCGCGAGGGTTTGGTACTTGATTTCGTAGCGAAGCTCAGCGCCCAATGCGTTGCGGTCCGCGTTTTCAAAGTTCCAGCGGGTACCCTGCTCGATGACACGGGCGGCCAATCCACCCAAGGTGGGGTCGGCCATCAATCGGGCATGGAGGGCGGTTATGTAGGGATCGGCATCGGTGTCGGGAACATCGGCCCGGATGAAGACGGTGAAAACCACCATCAACTTGCGAATGACCCAAAGTGTGTTCTGAAACTCGGTCTGCTCTTCTTCCGGCTCAACCACCAAAGCAGGGACTTCGCCACGGTCCAGCGCGGCCTGACGACTGCGATAAACATGGTCAGCCGTTTTCCCATTGGCGATGACCGCCTGGGTTGCCAGACCTTCCAATGCCACCAGGATGGCTTCGCGGATGCTGCTCATTTCTGCAAGGTGGCGCGAATCAACTTGCCGTCGTCCTGCTTGCGCACAGACACCACTTGATAGTCGGTGCCGTCCACGATGATGGCATCGTTGTGCTTCAGACCGGCCAGATCAGTGGCAGCGTAGGTGATGGCATAGCCAGTGCTGATCATGCGACCACTGAGGACGTCCTCATCTGGCTCATCCATCAGCACCTTGGCCGTCTGCGTGCCATAAACCGCCGTCACGCCCAGATCGGCGAAGAAGACAGACAGGTCTTCAGTCACCCGTGGCGACCTCTTGATGGACGGGAGCTTCCGGTACCACTGGCGCCAGTTGCCCGGGCCAGCGGGCGGCAATGTCTTCGCCCATGTCGATTTCGTCACCGTCCGTCGCGAGAGAACCATCCTCACGACGGAACTGGCCACCGTTTTGCACGATGTAGCGGGCCATGTCAGCCGCCTTGACCCTGTGTTGCCGTGGCGCCGGACTGGGCCGAGGTAATGACGCTGGTCATGGCCTGGGCGACGGCAGCGGCCACCGTGGCGGCCAGGGCTTCATGGTCGATGCCGCCCTGAGCTTCAACCTGGGCCGACTTGTTGGCCTTGGCGGCCTTCTGCTCGGCCTTGAGGGCGGCGGCGCGGTCTTCCTCGTTGGCGTATTCGAGCTGGTGAGCCCCATCGCCAAGGTCGGTATCGAGTTCGACGGTGTCGCCTTCGGTGTAGGTCTTTTCGTTACCCTTAGCGTCCCGGGTGCGGTAAATGAAACCTTCGCGCACCTTGTAGATTTTGGTTCCCATGATGTTTCCTTTCTTGGAAATGAAAGGGCCGCCGGGGTTACCCCAAGCGGCCCATCAATGTGACGAAGCGGGCGATCAGGCCAGCAGTGCGTCGGACATGTAGCTGAAGGACGCGGCGTGGCGGACGCCGATGTCCAGGGATTGCATGGCACGCAACAGCACGCCGCCTTGCTTGAACAGGGTGGCGTCGTAGGGGTTGGGTACGATTTCCAGCGTGCCCCATTCGCCGATCAGCAGCTCGGACCAGTTGCCGAAAGTCAGCTCGGAGCAGACGCCGGAGCTGGAGCCCTTGGTCAGGTTGCTGCGGGCCTGGTTGGTGCGGGCAACGGGGTAGCCGTTGATTTCGCCCGGGGTGCCGGAACGCTGACCGTTGGGCAGGTTGGTCCAGAGATACTGACCGGTGGTGGATTTGAGCTTCTTCAACCAGCCCACAGTCTTGGCATTGGCCAGATAGGCCAGGCTGTCTTCCGGGGCGTTCTGGCTGGTGATGGCGGTTTCCAGGTCGATCAGGTGATCAATGGTGAGCGAAGCACCATTGGTGCCGCCGACGACGGAGCCGATACCGGAAATGTTGGCGATACCCGTAGGAGCGCCACCGGAGCCTGCGCCATAGAGGGCGGCGGCATCAATACCCAGGGCGATCTGAGCGATCAGGTCAGCCCTGGCCAACATTTCGATGTCCGGAGTGCTCTGCAGCAGCATCTGGCGGGTGATGGCGCTGTAGGTGCCGATGGTTTTGAGGGCCAAACTGATCTTGTCGAAAGTAGCTTCGGACTCGGTCAGGTTTCCGCCTTCCGTTACCCAGAAAGTGCTGGAAGCGCCGGTTTGACGGGGAATATCGACGTTACCCACCAAACCGGAAAGGATGGTGGCGCCAAGTTGCAGGACGCGAGCTTTGTTACGCAGGATTTCGATGAAGCTGCCAGCCAGCAGGTTGGTCTGCACCAGGGTACCGCCCGTGGTACCGCTGCCAGCCGTGCCAACGGCGTACTGTGCCCGTTCGGCGAAGGGGATGTTGGTAGGCATGAAGAAGCCCTGGGTATCCTTGCCCATGCGCTTGGCGATGTCGTTGGACACTTCCAGTTCGAAACCTGCTTCCTTCCAGTTGCTGTTGAGCACGGCGTTGATGGCGCGGACCATGGAGTACTTGGCCTTTTCGTTCTCGGAGAGATCGGGCGCGGCGCCATTGCCGAGGCTGGCGGTGCGGGCCGAGGTTTCCTTGAGCTTGAGGTCCAGAACGGCGCCACGGGCCTCCTCGATGGAGGCGCCCTTCTGGATCAGACCAGCACGGACTTCGGCGGGCACGTTATGGGCTACGCACATGGCGTCGATTTCGCGGATGCGGGCGCGCTCGTCTTCCGCGCCTGCGCTGCGCAGTTTGGTTGCATCGATGGCGGCACCACCACCGGCTGAGCCGGGGGCGTCACCTTTTTCCTCAGTCATGAGGACTTGGCGTTGCTTGTTCATGGTTTGCTCCTGGTTGTCGGCGGCTGCCGGTGTGGATGCAGAGCGTTGGGTGATTTCAACGTTCTGTTCGTCTTCGCCGTGGCCACGCCCAACACCCACCGTGGGGTCGGCAGGCACAGTCACCAGCGAGATTTCGTAGGGCTCCCAATCGGTCGCCGTCAGGGTTTCTTCTTCGGTGTCTTCTTCAAACTTGAAGACCCGGTACATGAAGGAGGCGTTGACCAGCACACCGTCGGCGGCCTGCTGCATGGCCCAGTCACCACGTTCGTCCTTACCGAAGCGGACGGTGGCGTAGCCACGGGCATCGGGGCCGATTTCGAGGCTTTCCACCACGCCCAGCAGATCGTCACGGTTGTGGTTGAAGAGAAGCGGCAAGGTGGCCTGCCGTGCACCAGTGCGCATGGCGCCCTTGGCATGGCTGAGGATTTCGGTTCCGTACCACATGTCGCAAGGCTCTTCGCTGCTAAAGGGGAAGCGCAGAGTGCGGGCTTCGGTATCAACCTGCCCTGCCCCTTCGGCCCGCAACATGAGTGCGCGACGCTGCGGCGCCAGCTTGTCAGGGCGATGTTTGATGGTCATGGAATGCTCCTGATCATGATTTGGCAGAATCCCCGGCAGCAGCACCTTCGTCGCCATCGGGTTCGGATTCGGGAGAATCGGTGGCAGCGGTGCCCTCAACAGAACCGGGCTCACCACCTTCTGTTTCTGTGGGCGGGGTTTCAGGCTGAGCAGCACCCTTGTCATTGACCTGTGCCGGGTCTGTGTCAAATACGAGTTCAAGATCGGCCATCACGTCCAACTCCTGACGGCGTGCCTTGAAAACGTCTTCGGCATCCAAGCCACCGGCGGTATCGGCAATGACATCGGCCACAGTGGTGAAGCCACTGCGCACGGCCATCTTGTAGGCGGCAACTTCCTTGGTGGGGTCAACCCAACTCCAGCCACGGGGCTTGAAACGGACGGGGAAATACTTGCGCTTGTTGCTGTAGTAGTCGGGCGTTGTCACGGCCCCGGAAAGCACGGCGGCATCGAGCCATTCTCGGTAAACATCGGCCCGTAGGGTGCGGATGAACCATCCCTGGAGGATGCGATAGAGAGAGCGGTCATCCAGCAATGCCAGTCGCGAGCTGCTGTAGTTGCTTTGGGAGTAGTCGCGGGAGAGGCTTTCGTAGCTGACGCCGATACCCGCTGCCACGCTGCGCAGCATGAAGCGCATGAAGGGTTCCATGGCTGCATTGGGACGGGTGGGATTGAAGCCAACAAAGTCTTCACCCGGTAGCAACTGCTTGAAAGTTCCTGGCTCGGAATCTATGTTGCGCGGAGCGAACTGGGTCGGATCTGCCGTCATGGGATCTGGCGACTTAATGAAGCCGACAATGTTGGCGGAGGCGCGTGCGGCAACGATTTCGGCTTCGCCATAGCCATGCATGTCGTTCAGGCGGCGCAGGGTGGCATGGAACCAGGGCACACCACGGGTCTGGGGCCAACGGTCCACCACGTAGAGGTGGATCATGTCTTCCGCAGGGACGCGGATGAACTTGCTGGCGACGAAGGTACGGAACTGGTAGTCACCGGGGTGGTTTGGGTAGAGCCAGTAAGCAACCGGACGCCCCCAGGAATCGACCTCAACCCCCATGCGGATGGTGTTTCCGTTGGGGGCTTGGGCGGTTTGCCAGGTATCCATGAGGCGGTCGGCCTCGATGACTTCCAGTGCCAGGGGAATCTGCCCACCACCGAACGGCATTCGGACCTTGCGAATAAGGACCTCTCCGGCTTCAACGATCTGACCCATCGCCACGCGCTCGATGTCGGCCATGGCCAACAGTCCAGCGGTATGGCAGGTTTTGCGGTCAGCCCATTCAGCGTGGGCCTCTTCGATCTGATCGTTGATGCGAGTTTGTAGCTTGCCACCGGCAGAAGCCACCAGCGCCTGGAGACCAATGCCGTTGCCGATGACGTTGTTTTGGATGATGCGGACGGCGTTCTTGGCGGTTTCGTTGTCGCGGACGAGCTGGCGGCTGCGGGAGCGCAGCAGGCGCAGGCTGGTTAGGATTTCGCTATCGGCGCTAGTGTTGAGGGCGTTCCAGTCGCCCGTCAGCCGGTTGACCTGAGCTCCGGCGTACATGCGGGCGGATTCACGCTGCTTGGCTTTGTCCCGCTCCAGGGCGCGGCCCTGATTCCAGGCGGCCAGGATGTTGGAGCCACGGCTGGCGACGGTCGGCACGGACGTGTCTTGCCCTGCCAGACGGAGTTCGTCGGCATAGAGGACTTTGCGCTGGGTCATCGCGGGCTGAAGCGGACGGTAAGGTTGGCCGGGTCGCCCAGGCCGTTACGGATGGACTGGGCACGGCCTTCATTGAAGACGCGGACCTTCCAGTAGCCGATGGCCTGGACCAGCTCGGCAGGGGTGTAGTACTTGGCGCTACGGCTGCCGATGGTGTATTGGCCGACCTTCTGCCCACTGGCGGTAAGGTTGGCTAGGGCTGCTTCTGCATCAGCCAGGGCTTTTTCTGCCGTGGTGCGGCCATCGTAGGCACCAGTTTGGGCGGTGACATCGGAAAGGACTTGAATCTGCCCTTTGGACAGGGTGAAGCGGTTGCCATTGCCCGTAAGTACGGACTGATACCAAGCAAGCCCCGGTGTCAGACTATTTTGTGCAGCAGCCAGGGTGCTGACCCAGCCCGTGCCACTGGGTACCCCCGCAACAATGATGGGGGTGCCAACCGCGCTGGCGATGGTGGTGGAGAGGGTGTAACTGCCCGAGTCGCAGACGATGCCGGAGACAGGTTCCACCCAGGAGTCATCACGCCAGGTGATGGTGTCACCGGACTGGAGGTTATCGGGGAGGCCCATGTCAGTGCTTGAGGGAGAGATAGCGAACTTCGCGCTTGAAGTTCTGCGGGAATTTCTCGCGAACGGCTTTTTCCAGGGCTTCTTGCACCTTTTGGTTGGAGAAAGCGATGGGAATGGAGGGGCCGTAGAGTTCGTGAATCTGGTAGGCAGACCAGACGCGCTTGCCAGCCCGGGTAGTGATGGGGCGGTGCTCATTGCCATGGCGCACAAAAACGCCCTGGGTGCCATCCTGCTTGGTGATGATGAAGGCCCCCTTGATGAGCTTGCGGCCGTTCTTGACGGAAATGGACACGCCAGCCTTGACTTGTCGGGCGTTGAACTTGATGAGGGGGATGGGCCGCCCCTTGGCGGTGACTGTGGCCTTGAGTAAGGAAGCGTTGGCCTTGCGCAGGGAAATGGCTTTTTTGATGTCACCCACTTTCATGCCGTAGCCGGCGTCACGAATCTCTCGGGAGGCCTGTATCTTGGCCTGCGCAGCCGTATCGTTGATGGCGCGGACGGTGGCCTTTTCACGAATCTCGGCCGGAAGATGGGCGAACTTTGCCTTGGCGCGTTCAATATCGACCTTCAGGTTGATGTTGAGCATGCCGGAACCCCAAACAAAAAACCCGCTGACCTTGCGGTGAGCGGGTTTTGGTTGATCCCGTAGAGACAAATACGGGAGTTTTTCAGAATTCTAAGTAAACCCTGAAAGCCAGTCAATAAGAAGTTGAAGGTGATTTCACACCCTTTTCTTATTGGTAGGTTTTTGGAATATCCGGAATTTTCGTTAGTACGCCATCCTTCATAGTGACAGTCAAGGTTTTCGTTTGAGAGTAAAGATTCACCCACACCCAAACCCAGATTGTCCCGTTCGTACTGCTGTTTATATGGTTTGGCGGGCCCATTAGCTCAACAACCTCAGTTTCATTCATCCCTAGTTTGAGTTTTCTTGCGTTGTCCCACGAAAAATTAGTCCCTGCACAACCAACTAGGAAAACGAAAATAATGGCAACCAGATAACGCATATCCCGCCCTCATAATGAATGAAGGCGGGATACTGCCAGCAGGGAGTTATCGGGTCAATCCCTGACCCAAACGCGTCTCATGGTTGGACCTGCCCGGTCCAACTTGCGCCGGAAGCCTAGCGCTTTCAGCACTGGACCCGCCGGAGCCGCGTAGCGCTGCGTATCAGCCTCTACTGGCAGGCCAAAGGCTTGTCGAACAATGGTGTCCATGCTGTAGCACACACCCCACCCTGCCTGCTCTGCCCAGGAAGTAATGGCACTGGCCACGGGGTCATCATCCACCGAGGGGTTTTCCGGGTGAATGTCTTCAGCCTGCAACTCGGCTAGCAGATTGACGCCGGTTTTCCCCAGGGTGATTTCATTGGCCCGACGAATGGCGCGGCCCATGGGTAAGCCCGCCGACCGACCAGACCGCAGCATGGCGCGGAAGGTACGGTCTGCCGCCACGGCGATGTCGGCCCGGTGGCTGAGGGTAAGTGGGTCGTTGCGATCTACCTCTGTCGCTCTCACCCGGTCACGAAGCTCGTAAAACGCCTTGACCAGTGCGATTTTGAACTTGCGCACGATTTCGCTGTTGCGCAGATAGGTGATGAGCAAAGTGGCCTGGGGTTCATTGAGGTAGGCAATTTCTGTCGGACGCCCACCAGACTTCTGGATTTCAAATCCGAAAGTACCGAACTGCTGCAAGTCTTCAACGTACTTTCTGACCAATTTAATCACCGCCTCATGGGTGTTTTCCGTTCCCTCGGCAATCGCCAGGGATGTTGTCATGGGCTCGTTATGGTGCAGGAGGACGAGATCAGGCATGGCTCACATCCCCCGTGCTCAACTGAACATCAACCAACGCCTTGCCCATTTCAAGCAGCGTGATAGCGCCCCAAATTTCATCGCCTATAGTTTCTGCGTGTTGATCAGAAATCATCAGCAGTACTTGACGGCACTGTGCCAGCCACAAACTGGCTTGGTCGATTAGGGATTTACTGTCCGCTGCCGACGAAACCTGCAATTCGACGAGCGGCGTTTGCATACAAAGCGGTAGTGCGCCAGTGGGCGCTTGGGGAATTTTGGGCATGAGAAAGCTCCTGTACAGATCAGAGACTTCCACCTACCCACTGCTAAATGGGAGGGCGGAACCGTGCGGGTTAGCAGACCGGGTACAGGAACCGGCGAGCCCGAAGGCTCCCCACACGGCCCGCCCAAAAACTGGACGATGCAGTGCAACGGACGTAAAAAAGCCGCAACTATGCGGCGGACGTCCGCCTGTACTCAGGGCTGCTAAACCCGGCTGCCTCTTTTTCGGCAGCGGGGGAATGGTAGCTCGATAAGCGGGAAAATGGCAAGATGATCTCTTTCATGCGGTTTTTGGGGGTTGCATATGGCGGGACGCGTTGTCGGTATGGCCTGGTACAGGCCCGAGGACTTTGACCGGCTCTTGGGGATGTTTGAGGACCGCGAGAAACTCCATGGGACCTACCATGAGTGGCTGGCCGCCGCTGAAGCTGGCCGCCAGCGCCTGGAAGCCGATGGGGTCCGGGTGGTGTGCGTAAACATTGACCCTGACGATTTCGCCAAATGGTGCGTGACCAACGGGATGAAACTCAACGCCGAAGCACGGAACAAGTTCGCCAGTTTCATGGCCTACCAGGTCGTTCTCAGCGAGCAAAGCGGTGGTGGGCATTAAATTTCCTTTCAGGTAGAGGCGACATAAGGGGGCACGGGCAAGCCGGCCTCGATGTCTTGCAGATGGCCCATGATGGCGTTGTGGGCGCGGTCAAGGCGGTTGAATACTGTGCGCTCAGTCACCCCCAGATGCTTACCCATTTCAGCGACGGTGCAACTCCGCATACTCCGGTAGTAGCACTCCACCACGGCGCGCTGCGTAGGCTCCAGAGCGGCTACTGCCCGATTGATGGCCATGGCCTGGTCGTCGGGCATTGTCATCGGCTGCCCCCCTCCTCCGCCCATGGCGGCGACGAAGGCGCTGCGGGTGGGGTAACCGAGCCGGGTGTTGCCGGTACGCAGCCATTCAGCCCAGCGGTTGAGTTGGTCGTTGATGTAGACGATCATCATTTCTGCCCTTTCAGTTTTCGTTCCATTGCCAGTTTGGTGAGCTTGCGGATCTTGCGGCGCTTGCGCTTGAGTTCGCGCTCACGTTGTTCTTTTTCGGCGGCTTCAACGAGGCGGCGCAGGCTGCGCCATTCGTCCATGTGCTCGGCCGGGTCTCCCCAGAAGCGGTTGAAGGGTGGGTTACTCATGGGGTCACCAGTTCTTGGCTGACCAGCCGCCGGGACGATGGGCCGGGGGCTGGATGGGTTGGGAAATAGGTGCGGCCTTGGCAGCCATGCGCTTGGCTAGGCGATCTTCCAGGTTGATACCGGACAGACGGAGGGCAGCAAGGCTGTACTTTTTGCAGTCGAGGGTTTCGTTTCGGGGCCGGGTTTGGACCCATTCAGCCACGGGACGGGTGCCGCGAATCTTAGTGACGAGCTTTTCGGCGGTGAGCTGGGCGAAGTATTCGTCGTCAAAAGCCGGATCGACGGGGAAGTGGATGTAACCGGGGCCGGGCTTGGTGAGCTTGAGCCTGGCGTAGATGAGGGCCTTGGCCTGGTCATCGCCCACCAGCTCAACCATGACGCCCTTGGTCTTGCGTTTGCGCAGTCGCTGGAGGCGAACTTTTTGGTCTTCAACCAAGGGACGGCCGGGGCCGGGCATGCCTTTGACGGCATAGGCCCAGCGGCGCTTTTCAACAAAGGCGTAGACCATGGAGGTGTTGTAGCCGCTGTCGATGGCGGCGGCGTCGGGGGCCCACTCGGTGAGGAGTTCGGCGAGCTGGCCCCAGACATCGGGTTGAGCGGTGTCGCCGGGGAGGATGACGTGGTCGAGGGTCCAGTTTTCTTCGCCCAAGCCCCAGCCATCCAGGGTGACTTCGATGCGGTCTTTCTGGACGTCGGCGCCAACGGTTTTGGCGAGGATGTGCTCGTTGAGTTTTTCTGGGTAGTCCTCCACCCTGGCTAGTAGTCCGGTGGAATCGACCTGGTCGCCCTTCTCTACCCAGACTTCACCGAGGTCGGTGTTGATGAAGGTTTTGAGGGCAGCCGGGTTACGCAGGGCATTGGTCCATCCCCGGGCGAGGTCGAGCCAGGAGGGGCCGAGGCCAATCGGGGCGTAGAGGGCGTTGATGTGGTAGCCACGGACTTTGTCACCCCGCTCGGGGTGCTGGGCGATCCAGCGACCTTCTGCGAGCATTTGGGGCTTTTGGTGTTCGTAGATTTCGGCGCCACATTCTCGGCAGACGTACCAGGCGTGGGTGAGGTCTTTGCTGAACTTGATGCCGTGAGGTACGTCGGGGCCACCCCATTCGAGAGGCTGGAGTTCACTGCAGTGGGGGCACGGGACGTGGTAGCGCCGCATGTCGCTGGCTTCGTACTCTCGGTTGATGAGGCTTTCGTCCTGGGTGGTGGGGGTACTGATGAAGACGCGCTTGGCCCGGGGGAAGGATTTGGTTCGACCCCTTGCCAGGGCGACGGGGTCGCCTTCGTCACCGACTTCGATAGGGAAGCGATCAAGGTCATCAAGGATGATGATGCGGACGGAGCGTTGGGCGTAGCTGTTGGGGCTGTTACCGCCGGCGAGGAAGAGGACGCCGCCGGGAAAGTCGATCATGTCTTTGCTGTTGGCGGCGTCGCGGCTGCGCTGGCCACCGAGTAGGTCGCGGATGACCGGGGTGTCGGTGAGCAGGGGGTTGAGCTTTTGGACCTTCCAGGCGTCCCGCATTTCCAGGGTGGGGAGCATGACCATGATGGGGCACGGGGCGTGGTCCATGGTGTAGCCGAGGGCATTGACGATTATGCCGTCCGTCTTGCCGATCTGGCTGGAGCACATGATGACGATGTCGGTGACGCGACTGGTCTGGCTGAGACAGTCCATGGGTTCTTGCCAGAACGGGGTACGGGATGTGCGGTATCGCCCGGGCTCCCCCGAGCCCTTGCTGGAGAGGACGCGCTCGGCGTCGGCCCATTGGGAGGTGGTGAGCGTTTTACGAGGAGCAGCAGCGGACCAGGCGACGCTGAGACAGTGGGATTGCCGGCGGGTTAGCAGACCCCGGTAAGGGCGGCTGGCCGGAGCACGGAGGGCCAGGCTCATGGTTTTTCTCCGGCGAGCTTTTCCTGTTGCTGTCTGATGGCTTCGCCGAGGCCGATAAGGACGTTGCGGGCGGCATCGGTGAGGTGCTGATGGACTTCGCCCAGGTCGGTGACGGGGGCCACCAACGGAGTGACCTGGTCGGGGAATACGTCCATGAGGCTGCGGACGGTGGCGCCGATGAACTTCATGGCGGCGTCTACGTCTTCTCGGGGGATGAGATTGCCGGCGATTCGGTCCCGCTCCATTTCCTCTTTGTCGGCCAGAGCCATGACTCGGCGAGACTCGGCGAGGGCCTTTTGCCGGGCGGCTTCATTGAGTTCGCCAGACTGGTGCGGAGTTGCGTGTGTTGCATTGCGTGTTGCATCAGGCGTTGCGGTGGTTTCCGGGGCCGTGGCGGCGCTTTCTTTGGTTTGGCCTTGCACAGATGCCTCGGCAAGCCTTTTGGCGGCGTGGCGGGCGGCTACGTCGTCCCGGGTTCCCTTGGTCTGTTGGATGAGTTGGAGACTTTCTTCCACCTTGACCAAGCCATCGTCGGTGAGGGCGATACGTCCGGATTGAGCCAGGCGGGTGATGGAGGACTTGTTCATATCCAGGCGGCGGGCGAAGGCGGCGCGGGTCTCGGTAGTCATGCCATTCCCCCTGTTATTGCCGTCGATACGTCCGATACACACATCGATACACACACCGATACGACTAAGAACCGCATGGATACTGACTTGATACGCTCGATACGGGTGTGTGTGAGTAACCCGCGTGCGCGTGAGATAGGCGCGCGTGAGGAAATTTGTTTCATGTGCGCGCGGGCGCGCTGGGCGTATCGGGCGTATCGGGCCAGTTGTGACAAGGCTTTTGCCCGTATCGGTGTGTGTATCGGGGTCTGTATCGAGCGTATCGTCATTGGTTTCCCCCCAGCGATTCGCTGAACTTGAAGTAGCTGCCGGTGAGCCAGGCGGCTTGGCTCATGCCGGGGGGCTGGTCGGTTTTGGCTGACTGGAGACGATCCCTGGGCGGGATGACGATGCGCTTTGGCTTGGTGCTGCCAGTGCAGTGGCAGTCTTCGTGGATGTGCCTGGGCTGGTTACTCCAGCCGGGTAGCTTGCTGAGCTTGCCGAGGAATTGATTGCTCTCTCGTGGATTCTTGACGCCATTGGCGCGGCACCAGCGGTTGTAGGCGGTGTAGAGGTCCATGCTGGCGCAGGGCACCAATGGGTATTCGGTATCGCCAGCAAGCCAGTCGCGTATGAAACGATCTTCACTGGGCAGAGAGAGGTCAATGAGTTCTCTCTTGGCCTCGGTCATGGGAGGCTTTTTCTTGGGGTGAAAGCCAGTCAGGTCGAGGTTGAGCAGATACTGGTAGAAGGCTTCAACACCACCCTTCTCGATTTCCAGGAAGACTTCGTCGTAGTAGTCGTCGCCGAGTTGAGGGGGAGTCCAAACCACCAGATGGCGGCGGTCATCGTTTTCCAGCGGCAGGGGTTGGTGTTCGTTGGAGAGGTAGATGATGTTGACGTGATTACGCTGCCGGTAGGCGGCAATGTTTTTTGGATTTACCCGTATCCATTCGCCGGTGACCAGCTCTTTGAGTTCGTTTTTGATGTGCCACATTTCGGCACGGGTGACGACTTCTTCGGCAAGGATGAAGAGTTTGGAGTCGGCCCAGTCGGAATTGAACTTGTCTTCCAGACCCCGTTGATTTAGAACGGTGGCGTAGTCGCCATAGATCTTGGCGACAGCCTGGAATATGGTGGACTTACCTGTTCCCTGGGGCCCGTGCATGATGACGGCTGAGGACATTTTTGCGCCTGGGTTTTGCAGCGGATAGGCCAGCCAGCAGAGGAGCCAGTGGTAGATTTCTTCGGTCTTCTTTTCTCTGGCTTCGCCCTCCCCTTCGCCACTGCATAGGTAGCGGAGCAGTTCCAGCATGCGTTCGCAGCTACCCGCCTTTGGCTGCATCGGCCAGCCTTTCCAAGTATTGAGCTTGACGCCACGGTCATTTCCCGATGGGTCAAAGCCAACCTGGTCAAGATAGTAGGCACCGCGCTCAATGAAGACGGGATGACGTTTGATGTCATCACCACGGACGCCCGCTGGCAGCAGGGCGATCATTTGTTCTCGGCTGGCGACCTTGTTGGTCCAGGTGTCGAATACGTACTTCCCTGTGCCATCATCCAGGGGGATGAATCGAGCAACGATGTCGTCCAGCGGCATGACGGCTTCTGCGCGGCGACGTCCTTGTGGATCGTCGGTATTTCCCCCTCCCCCCTGACTGTTGCCCCCCGCGCCTGCGGCTGCCGGTGAAGGATCTTTCCACTTGAGCTTGTCCAGAGCGGCGTTGATCTGGTTAGCGACGGTGAGCGGGATACCGGTGAGGATGGCTAGGTCGTTGTAGTCGGTGAGCTTTTTGCCTTCACGGCGGTCACCGCCTTGGTCGTCCTTGAAGTCGGGGTAGGTCCAGGCGCTGCCTTCAATCTCTGCACTGGCTTGAGCGGCATAGGTCAGGCCTGGGTTGCCTTCGCTGAGGTAGTCGTCATCAGCGCAGAAAAGGAGCCGGGCTCGGGCGGCGGTTTTCCTGATGAGCTTCCCGGCTTTGACCAGGTTGTTGGCGCTGAAAGCGTAGGCCACTGTCTGGCCTGTGGCTTCGTGGAGTGTGGCGGCGGTGGCAAACCCTTCGGCAATCAGGAGTATTCCGTCACGCTTGACGTGGCCGATCATGCCGAACGTGCCACCCATGGCCATGCCGGATGGCCAGAACTCTTTGTCGCGCTCGATCTTTTTGGCCCGCTCATGCCCCCTGGGATAGATGAACTGGATGCCGCAGACGTTGCCATGCTCGTCATGCATCGGGACCACCAGGGCACCGACGGCTGACTTGAGCCGGTAGAGGTTGGAATCATCCAGGCCCATACCATCCAACCAGGTGCCATCCACCTGTTGAAGTACCCGGGTGCCATTGGGCTGGATCTGTTTCTTGACCAGGTAGTCGTGGTCAGCAGGTGCCGGTTCACTTTTAGACCAGACCATAGCCGCCCACTGGGCCGCCTTCTTAGCCTCGGCCTTGCGGACTTCCGCAACCTTCTTTGCCGCTTCCTTCTGGGCGGCCCGGATGGCGGCAATATCATCAGCCGTCAGTGCTGGCCGGTCATCGGCCTTCTTCGGCATTTCAATCTTGGTGTAGCCATCATCCGGCCCACGCCAGACGCCCCAGCAACCTACGATGTAGGTGTGACCGGCTTTGCTGGTCCATTCCCTGAGCTTCGTCCAACCCCGCTTTTCTCTGTCACCCCCAACTTCCTTCCAGCGTTGAATGCGCCCATCGAAGGAAAGCTGGCTCGCATCAATCTCCAGCAGGGAGAGTTGGTTCAGAACATCATCGTAGTTGATCCAGCTCATGCAACCACCATGGTTTTAGTTGCATATGCTGGCCGGCCAAACCCTAGCGGAAAATCGGGGCTCGCAGCACCCGCTGCAGGATGGCTTGGAAAGGACCCGCCGTTCTGGTCAGCCGTGGTGCTGAGTTGCAGGTTGCAGTTGCGTTGTTGCGTTGCACTGTCACCGCATTGCGGCTTCATCGGGGTACGGGGCGAGAGGCATGCCATTGCTTGAGTATCGCGGCTTCCAAAGTGGCGCGACGCAAGGGCCGAAGCGAGGCAAGAAAGGCCTGCCGGGCTTCCAAGGGCCAAGCCAATACCGTCTTTGCCTCGCAGACCAACAGGTATTCCTGCGTGTAGGTAACCGCAGGAGACAGGGGGGCACATGACTCGCACTGGCATGTGCTCACCGCTCACCGACTTTGGCCGCAAGCAGAGACTGAAGGTGAGTTGCTTGGGCAATCCACCGGGTCAGATCGGTTTCGAGTCGCTTAGCCTCATTGGCTGTGATTTTTTTGTCTGCCCAGGCTTCGTCAATGTCTTTCAAATATTGACCAAACTCAGCGCACGTCCGCGAAATGGCCATGGTGAGTTCCTCACCATCCACGGCGGGCAATGGCACCGCCACATGGCCCAGCTCATCCGCCATGGCCTGGAGAATGTCGTAACGACCGGATAGCTGCTGCATCCGCAAAGCCTCCACCAGGGTCAGATGGTGGGTAGTGGTATTTGGATTCAACTTGCTGTTGAACACGGTTTGACCAATATCCATCCGGACGGCCAAAGCCTTGGCGCCTCCGGGGTATTCATGACCAATTCGGTGGGCGGCGTCGAGTACGTTCATGACATTCTCCTGAACACGTTTTTTGATCTAGGAAGTTCGCTTAAGCTGAAAAAAGTCCCGGCGCGGTTGGACGGCGCCGGGTCAAGCCCAAAGCGAGGAGAGAAACGATGGAAAACTCAATGGAACGCAAAGACATGTCAGGCACTGACCTCTTTGCGCTGGATGCCGAACTGAGCGGCTGTAGTGGTAATGATCTTGTCAACCACGGGCTTGGTATTGCGCAGGTAAGCCCACCGATCAGACAGATCGGGACGGAGAGCTTCGCAAGTGACTTGTCCTCCCGTCGCTCTCTCGATGTCGATACAGATGGTTTCCCCCAAGCGCTGCCGGGAGGAGGCTGCTTTGCGCAAGTAAGCGATGGTGGTTCCCGTAGCTGCCTCAAAGGCAACACGTTGCTCAGCACTTAGCGCGTTGATATAGGCAATGAGTAGGTCCATTGCCAAAAGTTACCTTACAGTATCTTTTGTGTCAATACCGTTTGGTGACTTACCGAATGGTAAATGACAATACGCATATGGATGACAAAGAAACCCTGCATCGAAGGGCTAGGCTTCGAGAACTGATTGACCATTGCTTTAATGGATCAAGGAATGAACTCGTCGATCACATTACTTTGCGCACCCAAAAAAGGCCGAATGAAGGCGAGATTTCCGGTCTTAAGAAAGACAATGGCCCCCGCTCTTTTGGGGACAAAAAAGCAAAAGTCTTATCTGAACAAATTGGCCTTCATAGAAGATGGTTTGACTTTCCTATCGGAACCAATCTTCAGAAAGATCAATGGCTAGCTGATTTATCCGGCACGATCCCCAATGCCACTCCTGATGAAATTGCGCAAGCTTTTGAGAACGGAACCAAAGAAAAGCAAGAAGCACTTACCCTTCTAGCTCGTCTTCCAGATAGCGAAACAGCCACCCTTCTCCCCCTTCTGAAGTCGATCTTGTCCAAGTACGAATGATCCCGGCCCTTGATCACCGGGGTCTTTTACCCCATGGCATTCACATCGCCACGATTGATGAAATCAGGGCTGTTTTTTGTTTTAACGCCATTCGCGAACAGCGCCTGGAGAGCTTTCTCAACTTCCTCAGGATTGAACTCATCCCCCTGGGAAATGGCCTTGATTTATATGCCGCTGGCAGCTATTTGACGGACAAGCCAGACCCTGGTGACATCGACTGCACTATTGAAATACCCGCAAACGATATCCATAATCGGATACCCTTACTGAATCTTTTTAATGACGGGCGGTCGCAACATGACCGGGGAAGGCTGTGGAATGAGTACCGGGTAGACGCCTACCCGACACTGAACTTCCCGGGATCGAACGACTTCCGAGACTTCTTTCAATACGTTGGCGAGAAAACTGCCACCCTCAAGAATCTAAACGAGAAAGACCGCAAAGGCATCATCAAGGTGGAATCATGGACAAATGGGTAGATCAGCTTAATAGTCGCGCCCAAATCCTGATTGACCAGGTAATTTCGGCGCGCCTCGCCGGTCAACAGACTGGCCAGGACATGTCATGGCTAGAGAGACAGTTCCGGGAAAAGATTGAGCGTCTTTATGCTGAAGAATATGCTTCGGCGAACTTGCGCGACAATTCTGATCTGGTGTTACGTGCCGAGGGCCCGGGTACCGATCATTTCTCCCCGAGCCTGCACTCTTTCAACTGGATGGCCGATCATGTCAATCGCCAGCTCGGAAAGCTTTCAGTCTCTGTGCTCCCCCTGGCAGTTGATGATGCAAAACGGGCTGCTAAACGTCTGAAATGGGCATTTACTGGTTATGCCCCAGGGTCCATCATGATGGGCTTTGCATTGAAGCAACCTGATAGCCTAGCCGGCTTTGAAGAAAGCGATCGGCTTGCCTTTACTGCTGTTTCAGAGTCTGCCCAGGCGATTGCGTCTATTCCACAGTTCATCGGAAACACCGAGATAGATGCCTCTATCATTGAACGAATTCCAGACCCCGCATTAAGAGATTCAGCCGTCATGGCGGCCTGGTATCTATCGCCAACACCACAATCTGGCATTCATACAATAGAAGTCGCCTCCAAGCTTGGTGACCATGGCTCGCTCTCTCAAAGAGAACGCATGGTTCTTAAAACAGTCATTGATAATCCAGACTTAAGGCAAAAACGCCAAGGGAGTTTCGTCGGCTCTTTAAGAGCCGCTGATCTCGATAAGCACAGAGCTGTGCTTCGTGACGTAAATGGCCTCGAAAGCCCGATTCGCTGCATTCTCGATGACAAGATGGATTCACACCTTAAGTTCTGTTTCGGCAGCCGCGTGAAAGTAAGCGGCATCTATGAAACAGACCGAGAAGGCCGGCCACGACTAATGTATGTCAATCATCTAGAGCCTGATAACAGCCAAGCCACCATCGTCTAACCCGCCGCTCTATAGGGCTAATACCCACCCCCTAATTTTAAGAAACCGCCTTCTGGCGGTTTTTTTTCTCCTCATGGTTACTGTACAGTATTGACAAGAAAGGTTACTGCTTGGTAATCTTTATCCATACCCAGGCAAAACCCGCGAGTCGGGCAGCCAGCCGAGGCAAGAAGGGTCAATGGCACCGCCGACACCATGAGCCAACAGCAGCACCACCTGGGGAATGCAGGCGCAGCACAGTGCTGCGCGGTGACTGGAGACAGCAATGGAAGCCACAACCGGTAAGGCTCAAGCAGCAGCGAACAATCGTTTCACCATCCCCCTTCACCTCGAAATCCAAGCCGGAAGCTTGGCCGAGGCCGAACAAATTGCCGCGCTGGCCATCCAGTACGGTGCCGAAGAAACTGCCCACAACACCCCGCCTGCCGGGCTGATCAGTTGGGAGCCCGGCAAAGGCAAGCAACTGTTTGATGATGCTTTCATCACCTGCCCCGAAACCACCCTGCCCTGCGGCATTGTCGTTCCCGCTTTCCAGGTAGGCCAGTACGCCACCACTCGTAGTGATGACGGCAAACTCACCATCAACCACGTCGACGCGCCCTGGGTGGAAATCAACTATCACGAAGCCCGTGCCGAGAGCGAAAAGGCAGGCTATCGGCTGATCACCGAACTGCAATGGCTTGCCCTGGCCTACAACGCCAGCCAAGTCGCCGCCAACTGGACCGGAGGCGCCGTGGGCAACGGCGAACTGTTCCAGGGCATCCGCAACGACAACGTCGATAGCGCACAACCAGGCGAATACGTTTCCACCGACAGCAGCGAACGCCGCTGGCTGCTCCTCTCCAACGGCGAGCGCATCTTTGACCTCAACGGCAACCTGTATCAGTGGGTGTTTGACGATGTACAGGGCGATGAATCCGGCGTGATCGCCCGCGCCTTTTCCAAAGATTCCCCCACCGTGACCACTGCACCCTACCCCAGCCGTACCCATGGCATGGGAGATACCAGCATAGGCAGTGGCAACTGGTCTGGCGATGCCCTCATCCGGGGCGGCTGCTGGGGCTCCGAGTCCCGTGCCGGCGCGTTCTATCTCGGCGGCGTCTGGCCCGTCGTCCGCGACAGCAGCGTCGGCTTCCGCTGCACCAAACCCATCGGTCTCTGATCCCTGGTCCCGGGTCGCGGCGTAGCCGTGACCAAAAGGAGGAAACATGGCTTCCCTCGACAACACCTATACCCCAAGCCTGGAAGAACTTGCCGCCGCCTACCGGCGCGGCCTGTTTTGGCAGCGCGGCATCAGCCTTGAACTGGCACTCGCCAGCCCGCTACTGCGGCAAGTCATGGAAGGGAATGCCAAGCACTACCACCGCAAGGAAGAACAGGCCCATGGCCATGCGCTTCCGGTTCAAACCAACCTGATCTAGGAGCCCCCATGGCCGAAAAAACCATCGAGGCAAAGCTTGTGCTCACCGAGCAAGAAGCCATTGACCTTGCCCAGTTCCACAAACGCGCCAACTTCGCCGACTTCCGCACTAATGCAGCGGATGACGACGAGGCCTACCGCATGATCCACGCCGCCGGCAAGCTGCGTAAAGCCCTTGCCGCCCAAGGCATCGACCCCCGCTAGGAGCCACCATGAGCACTGTTACCGCCCTGGCTGCCGATGCCAACTCATGGATCAACGCCATCCGATCCGCGCTGGCTATCCCCCATAACACCACTGACCGTCTGCATTTCAATGGCCGAGAACTCAAGTGGTTGCCCAAGCGAATGCCCGGCTGGTTCCCCATCGCCGTCCCGGTGAAGTTGCTGGTTGAGGCAGAGGAGGAATCAGTATGCGCTGCCTGATCACCACTCTCCACGCCATTGCCAACTGGCTCAGCGACTACACCGAATGGCTCGAACAGTACCGCCAAGAGGCCGCCCAATGACCCTTGCCATCGCCAAACCCACGCGCCAGCACCAGGGGGCCCACCGCAACACCGTAGGCCGCAAGAAGATTCCCTGCATGTGCTGCCGCCAGCCTTTCAGCAGTGAAGACGTGCTCCGAAACCGGATTTGTACTCGTTGCAAGAGCAAAAACACCAGCCCATACGCCCCTTAAAGGAAGCCTCATGAACGCACCTGACAAGCACACCACTGGTCTCTACTCGAAGTTCATTGTGAATCGCACCGATGGCCGAGACGCCCCGGGAGAAAAGCACTTTGGTTGTGATTATTTTGTCCTGGACCTCACCCATGACAACCATGCCATATCCGCCATCCTGGCTTACGCCGATTCCTGCGCCAATAGCCACCCCGTCCTGGCATCTGACCTGAAGGCGAAAGCATCAGAAATTCTGGCAGCCGCCAATCGCTTTATTACCGTTCCCGAGGTCACGCTGCCCAGCGGCAAGGTTGTTCCTTCGTTCCAGGTTGCGCAGTTCATTACCGGCAAGGGCCCAGGTGACGTTCCGCTCTTTACCGATACTGCGACCCCTTGGGTGGAAATCGACTTTAGTAATGCCAAAAAAGTCGCCGCGAATCACGGCTACGCCATCCTCACAGAAACCCAAGCCCTAGCTATCGCATGGGATGCCAGCCAACAGCACATCAACTGGACTAGCGGGAAGGTCGGTGAAGGCAAGCTCTACCAAGGCTTGCATAAGGGAACCGTTGATGAAGCCATGCCCGCAACCTTTGAGTCCAACGACCCAGAAGAGCGCCGTTGGCTTCAACTCTCCAACGGCGCACGCATCTACGACTTCGCCGGCAACGTTTTCACCTGGATTTTTGACGACGTCCAGGGCGATGAGGACGGCCTCACCACCAAGATCGCCAATGACTCCATCAGTCTGACAACAGCACCATTCGGCAGCCAAGAGAAAGGCATGGGATGGCGCCCTGACGGTGCCCGCGACTGGTCTGGCGGTGCCCTCGTCCGGGGCGGCTGCTGGTACTCCGGGTCCTATGCCGGCGCGTTCCGTCTCGACTACGGCTGGCCCGGCTACCGCCGCAGCAGCGTCGGCTTCCGCTGCACCAAACCCGGTCTCTGATCCCTGGTCTCGGGTCGCGGCGTAGCCGTGACCTCCTCATTTAGGAGTTCTCATGCAATTAGTCACCATCCCCCAAACAACGCTTCCCGGCGGACGGGTTGTTCCCGCCTTCCAAGTGGGCAAATACCTCACCAGCAAATCTGAGCAAGGAAAGCTGGCAATCAATGCCGCCAACACCCCGTGGGTTTGCATCAACTTCGAAGAAGCCAAGGCCGAGGCCAAGAAAGCAGGTCTTTCCCTTATCACCGAAAGCCAAGCCCTTGCACTGGCCTATCAAATCGCCATTCAGGACGAGAACTGGACCGGCGGCAAGGTCGGCGCAGGCAAGCTTTACCAAGGTCGCCGCAAAGCACCCTGGAACAGTAGCGCCCAACCCGGTTTCATTGAACCTACCGACCCCGACGAGCGCCGCTGGTTTGCCTTGCCCGACGGCCAACAGATTTACGACGTAGCCGGCAATGCCTTCACCTGGGTCTTTGACGATGTACAGGGTGATGAAAACGGCCTGATCGCCAAGCCATTCGCCAAAGACAGCCCCAGCCTGGTCATTCCCTACCCTACCGAAGATAAGGGCCAGGGTTGGACACCTCCCGTTGGCAGCATTTGGTCCGGCCGTGCCCTCATCCGGGGCGGCTACTGGCGCTCCGAGTCCGATGCCGGCGCGTTCCGTCTCGGCAACGTCTGGCCCGGCAGCCGCGACTTCAGCGTCGGCTTCCGCTGCACCAAACCCGGTCTCTGATCCCTGGTCTCGGGTCGCGGCGTAGCCGTGACCATTTCGAAGGCAACCTATGAGCCAAGCAACCCCCACCACCGACGAACTCACCCAGCACCGCCTCACCGCCCTCAAAGGCATCGAGGCCGGGCTTGGCCAGGACGACCCCACCGCCGCCATCTGCGCCAAGCTCCAGGCGCAGTACCCGAACCACCTTGCCCTGGTGCAGGCGGGCAAGTTCCTGCACGGCTACGACCGCACCGCCTACGCCCTGCACATCCTCAAGAAATACCGGCTCAAGCTGGTGGGCACCGCCAGCGAACCCTATATCCGTGTCGGCTTCCCGCTTGGCAACTACCAGCGTCGCCTCTGGCCCATGGTGGACCAGTTCGGCATCCCCTACGTCGTTGCCCTGGGCACGCAGGCCAGCGGCCATACCATTTACGTCACCGACCTTCCCAGCGGCAATAGCAGCATCCTCGCCGCTGCTACTGATGACGTCATCGCCCAGGTTATCAACGACCTGCGCCAGCACCAGCAAATCAACCAGGCCGCCACCAAGCAGCTACTCACCCAGCCCGATACCGCTGGCTTCCAGTTCAAGGCCAAAACCCAGGACCTGGACACCCTCATTACCCAAGACCTGCTCAAGATGCCCCGCGATCTGCGCAGCACCTACGGCGAGAACCTGCGAACTACCATGGCCCGCATTACCCGCGCTGCCATGGCCTATGGCCTTGAGGACAACAAGCCTGCCCTGCTGCGCCAAGTATCCGCCGATGTGGACATGCTCAAGCACTACATCACCCAGGCCCAAAGGCTCAACGGACTCAAAGCCTTCAACTTCGAAGACCGCGCCCGTTCAGCCGTTGAGCTTGGCCGCCTCGTGGGCGGGCTCATTAATGCCCTCACCGCAAAGGTACGGCCATGAGCAACGAGGGGGATTTTCTGGAAGGTCTGGCAATGCCCTCATCCGGGGCGGCTACTGGAACTCCGAGTCCAATGCCGGCGCGTTCAATCTCAACAACGACTGGCCCGACAACCGCAACAACAACGTCGGCTTCCGCTGACCCAAGGCAACAAAGCCTAGACGCTGGGCATGCCCACGGAAGGCAACCTCTTGGTCGAAAGTCTCCCGGGGAAGCTCTCCCCGAAAGCACGGCCCACGCAACACACCGGGTCCAACCGGGAACCGTCGCGGGGGCTACGGCTGCCGCGACGGAACACGGCGGAAGAATTGTTTGCCAATTTTCCTGCGGAGCCGCTTCGGCAGTAGCAACAAAGCTGGCAATCGCCAAGTACAGCGGAACGCACGATGTCCAGATTATCAATGCTTTTCTCAAAGAAGAGCACGAAGACAATCGGCGGTTTGCTGATGATTGCGCCCAGTGGTTCGGTAGGGAAATCACTACTCTCCGCGATGAGAAATACGGCGCCAGCATCATCCAGGTCTTCAAGCGCAAGCAGTACCTGAAGGGGCCAATGGGAGCGCCATGCTCCCGGGAACTGAAGCGGAAAGTTCTGGACGCATGGAAACAACCAGGCGACATCATGGTCTTCGGCTATACGATGGAAGAAGCTGACCGCCTGGATGACTTCCGTGAGCGCAATCCAGACCGCCTTGTTATTGCCCCACTGATTGATGCTGGACTGAGCAAGGATGACTGCAAGGCGATGATCGAGCGCGCCGGCATCGTCATCCCGCTCATGTACATACTCGGCTACGACAACGCCAATTGCATAGGTTGTGTAAAGGGTGGAGAAGGCTACTGGCGCGCCATCCGCGAAGACTTCCCCGACTACTTTGAGGCGGTCTGCCTACTGCAAGACGAAATCGGCGAGGGATCGTGGTTCCTACGCTATCGCTCAGGTCCAAAGATTGGTCAGCGCTTCCCGCTGCGCGACCCCCCCCCCGGACCAGCACGAAGAAACGAGGCACTGCCATCGTGCAGCTTCTTTTGCGAGATGGCGGAATCGGAGTATTCGGCATGACTACCTTCCACGCCCTCACCTCCACCACCAACCTGCACCGATGCTGGCTCAACGCCCGCCGCAACAAGGGCCGGTACGAGCGCATCCAGCGCTTTGGCGAAGACCCGCTGCACTATCTCGCCATCATCCAGCAGCGCCTGCGGGACCGGGCCTATACCTTCGGACCCTACAAAACCTTTACCATCCGCGAAAAGAAGTGGCGCGATGTGGTGGACGCCCCCATGAAGGACCGCATCGTCCATTGGATGCTCTACGACCACCTGCTGCCCATCTGGCAGCCCCGCTTCATCCACGACACCTACGGCAACCTTCCGGGCCGGGGAACCCATTCCGCCGTGCACCGGTTGGCCGACTTCTGCCGCTCGCCGTCCGCCACCTGGGCCCTGCAACTGGACATCAGCAAGTATTTCTACTCGGTGCCCCACGACCGCCTCAAGGCCCAGGTGCTGCGCTACATCGGCGACCACGACCTGCGTACCCTGCTGGCTTCCCTGATCGACTCGTTCCGCACCGGCAACACCTACGACGATCTGTTTGCGCCCGACAGCCCCTACCAGCTGACCCCGGCTAAGGGCATGCCTATCGGCAACCTTTCGTCCCAGCTCTTCGCCAACATCTACCTCAACGACTTTGACCACTGGGCCAAGCAGACCCTCGGCCTCAAGCACTACATCCGCTACGTGGATGACTTGGCCATTCTGGGCCACGACCGCGACCACCTGCGCCACATCGGCCAGCAGATCGTCCAGCGCCTGGCCGACGAAGGCCTGACCATCCACCCCAAGAAAGTCCGCCTAGCCCCCACCGCCGCCGGGGTGCCATTCCTCGGCTACGTGGTCTGGCCCACCCACATATCCGCCGGTGCCTACCTGCGCCGCCGATACCACCACCGCCTGCGCCAACACGAAGCAGGCCACCAAGACCGCAGCGAAGCCCTCCAGTCCTACCGGGCCGTGCTGGCATTTACGGGAGCGACGCACCGATGAAAGAGACACCAATCCTGTTTTCAGCGCCCATGGTGCGCGCCATTCTGGAAGGCCGAAAGACGCAGACGCGGCGGGTGGTAAAGCATCGCTACGACCACCTGACCCGAGAGCCTTACTACGCCACCGGGCGCGTGCTTACCGATCTCCCGACGCAGCCGGGCGCTTTCATGGAGTTCCGCTATCGCCAGCAGGACACCCCTGGATTTACTGGCTCTCCAGCATCAACCTTGGTGCCATGCCCCTATGGAAAACCAGGTGACCGACTGTGGGTGAAAGAAACTTGGCGAACCGCGAAGTCACTAGATGGTAAATCCCCTTCCGCAATCAGCGACATGTGCATTGATGCTGGATACAAGCAACCATGGGCTCCCCTGTCCTACGATGCAGATGGCCACCGAAACAATGAGTGGCGCGGCTTCGAATTGAACGGAGATGCTGAACCAGGGAAGACTCGCGTCTCCATCCACATGCCACGATGGGCCAGCCGCCTCATGCTTCATGTAGCCAACATCCGAGTTGAGCGACTGAACGACATCAGCGAGGCCGACTGTATCGCTGAAGGCACCCCGGGAGGCCATGGCAGCATCCCCGGATACAACTACAGCGCCACCCCATGGGAGCACTACCGCCACCTATGGGAATCTCTTAACGGCCCTGGAAGTTGGGCAGCCAACCCCTGGGTCTGGGTCATCGAGCTCAAACAGGTGCAGCCATGAAACGCCGAATCAAATACCCCAAGCGCGTGCCCACTATGATTGCCATGGCCTTGAACACGTCCTATGAGTCCGCCGAACTGGTGGCACTGGCATCCCTCCGCACCGGCACCGCCAGCAAGGCCCAGTTTGACGTGCTGATCGACTGCCGCAACATGCTGGCCCTGGGCGCCAGCAAGCGCAACGACACCAGCGTTCGAATGGTGGCTGACCTGGCATCCATTGCCATTGGCAACATCCGTGACCGGATGGAAGAGACAGGAAAAATCCGCGCGACCGGCGACGAGCTGCAAGCCCTCCACGCCATGATCGATATTTCCCAAGACTTCTGGCGCCGCCAGGGCGGCGGCACCTTTGCCGAATGCCACGCCATTTTGACGGCCTGGGCGAATAGCAGCCAACAGACTCAGGAGTCCTCAGCATGACCGACATTCTCAAAGTCATGGAACATAACCAACTGTGCAGTGAACATGCCGCCAGGTGTTTTATCGAAGCCAAACGGCGAGTCAGAGCAAAGCAAAAAGCTTCTGAGCAATCTGAACGAGAAATAGCTCGTCAGAAGGCTGAAGGTGGCCGTGAATGCAGGAGATAGCCATGAACTCAAACCTCCCACCGTGGCTAACGGACGATGAGATTGCCAACCTGACCAAGCCCCTTGTTCAGGCAGCGGCGCGAAAGCGCTACTTGCGCGGCCTTGGTCTACCTGTCCGCGAAAAGCCCAACGGCGACCCGCTGGTCCTTCGTTCAGAGCTGGAGAAATTCACCGGTCAGACCGGCCAAAAGCCGAAGGCGAAACCACAACCGAGCCGGTCGGCCTTGATGGCTGTTCTTGGAAAAGCAGCCTAGCAGGAGTATTTTGAAATGATGTCAGGTCGTCGAAAGTCAAACCCGCTGGGCCTTGAACCCCGTGTCTATCCAAAGAACGGGGCATTTTGGTACGTCCACCGCGACAACCGCTGGGAACGCCTTGGCACGGACAAAGAGAAAGCCAACCAGCGGGCCCGGCTCTACAACAACACCGGCGGCCAGTACGGCACCATGGCCTATTGGCTGGATATGTTCATCGCCGAGTGTGAGGATCGGGTCAAAAAAGGCACCCTGGCCCAGCGAACCCTTGAGGACTACACCACCGACATCATCCCCCTCAAGGCATTCTTTGCCCCGCCCATGCTTCCCACGGACGTGGAACCGGCCCATGTGCAGGAATACCTGGACATTGGCGGGAAAGAAAACCGCGGCACCCGGGCCAACCGGGAAAAGGCCTGCCTGTCGTCCTGCATGTCGTGGCTGATTCGTAGCGGCCATGCCCCTGGCCTGGTCATCAACCCCTGCCTACGGGCCAGCGGCATCAAGCGCAACCGTGAAACCGCCCGCGACCGCTACGTCACCCACGACGAGTACCGCGATGTTTTCGCCGCCGCCCCATTCCAGGTGCAGGCCATGATGGAACTGACCTACCGGACCCTGCAAAGGCCAGAGAGCGACATTCTGGGCTGGACCCTGGCCAACGTCGTGGTGAAGGATGGTAGGCGAGTCATCCGTAACAAGCAGGCCAAGGTCAAGGGCACCACCGGAAAGGTGGTGGACATTGCCCTTACCAGCGACCTAGACGCCCTGGTGCAAAAGCTGATCGGGAAGGTACCCAAGATCGGCCGCCCGCTGATCCATACCACCCGGGCACAGAAAGACCGCGAGGTAGGCCTGGGTTACACCTACGACGGCATCAGCGCCATGCTGAAGCGTGCCATCAAGAAAGCGAACATCGAGCGGAAGAAGGCCAACAAGCCAGCCATCAAGTCATTCGGCTTCCGCGACCTGAAGGGAAAAGGCGCCACCGACATGTGGCAAGCCGGCATCCCCATTGAAGAGATTCAATTGCTGTGCGGCCACGAAGACAAGGCCACCACCGAGGTCTATATCAAGCAGCGCTGGCGCGAAACCGCCGAGCCCAACATGGTGGCCCTAGCTGTCTAAGATGGACCCGAAACCCGCATGAAATCAGCTAAAATCCGCGCGTTTTAGGCCCTTCATCTTAGACACGGGTCTTAGCTGTTGAGCTTAACCACGCGGTTTTTCGACAAGTTGAACATGGGACTGTTAATCCGTAGGTCGTTGGTTCGAGCCCAACTCGGGGAGCCAAAATCCACTAAGCCCAACCAATCGGTTGGGCTTAGTTTTTTCTGCGTCAC